CAAATGGGACACGACGATTTAATTATGTCATCCATTATCGCCACTGAATTTTTTGGAACTACAGACTATGCTGACTTTGTCGAGGAAATGTTAGATATTATTGACGATGGACTTCACGATTATATGGAAGAAGTGTTGTATAAAGACAACGATTCTTCTGGAGACCTTCAATTTGACATCTATGATTTACTTAGTTAGATAAAATCAGAAATAGAAGCAGATATATACATAAAGAAAAAAACATTAAAATAACATGGCATTAAGTCCTCAATTATTGCAATTCAAGAGTTCAGGTGTTTATCGTTTAGAATTCGATAAATCACAAACTACTAACTTTGCTACAGAGACTATCAGATTGGTAGTTGGTCACTCTAAAAAAGGTCCATACAATACTCCTGTTTTTATTCAAACTGTTGAAGATTTTAATACAATCTTCGGAGGTATTGATAGAAATCTAGAGAAAAAGGGTATGTTCTTCCATAGATCAGCGCTTACTACTCTTACAAGAGGTCCTATCTTAGCATTAAATCTAGCATCATTTGACGCTGGAGACACTATTAACTTCGCTTCACCATCTACGAATGGTTCTAGCGTAACTGCAGTTTCTGATTCAGGAACTGATGAGTACACAAAATTCTTTAACACTGATAAATTCTGGTTTCCATCAGACGAAGCAGTAATCGATACTATTGGTACTGACAACAACAGATTATTAAATTTAATTAACATTAAACAAGAGCCAATTACCGTTATCGTAAGAAAAGCTCAAGATGTTGCATCATTCGATGTTACTGCTAGAGAATGGTATGGTGAAGGTAATGTACCTGCATTCTTAAACGACAAAGATTACCTATCAGATTTTATGGTAGACGTTTTTGTTTTCAAAGGAGAATTCGATCCAGCTACTTTAGTAACTGATCCAGTTTACAAAGATTACTTTACAGCTCAAGGTTTAATTAAAACTCAATTAGATGCGTTTTCTAACCTAAGACAAGTATCTTTAATTGCTTCTTACACAGGTTCATTAATTCCTAACTTTAAAGATTTGGAAGGAAGAAACCTTTATGTTGAAACAATGATTAACTCAGAAGCTAGAAGAACTGGTTTATTCTGCGCAATCGATGAAAACAACGTACAAGAAGAAACTGGAACTAACGTTGATTTAGTTGGACACACATTTGACAAAGATCAAAATTATGAAGTACTTTCATACATTATCGATCAAACATTAAATCCTTCAGCTGGAGTAAACGTAGTTTTAAATCCTGCATTAACATTAGCTGGAGCTAACGAAACTGTAGTTTCTGGTTCTACATTAACAGCACCTCAAAATATTTCATCACAAATCGCAGTTGGAGCTTTCTTAAAGGCTGCAACAGTTGGAGAATATGTTGAAGTAACTGGAGTAGTAGTTACACCTGGAAATGGAACATCAACTAACGACGTAACAGTTGTTACTTGCGATGGAGCTATTTCATCTACATTAACCGGAGTTGCTTCATTTAAAAAATATGCAATCACAAACTCTAGAGTTGTTAATTACAATTTAAGTGAAACTAATCTTGCTGGAAACGGTACAGTATCTGGAACTTATGCAAACTTAGGAGCTGGTATTTTCACCATCACTTATGCAGCAGCAATTTCTACTGTAACTCTTAAGAAAGGACAATATGTTCCTTCTGCAATAGCTGGAAGACTTGCTAAAATTAAATCAGTATCTAAAGCGGTTGTTGGTTCAAACACAGTAGTAACAATTACAACCGATGCTAACCTATCAAACACTTGGGGCGGACAATATGTTGTTTCTTTCGAAGAAGCTACTAGCGTTTACAAACCATTTATTTTAGGTAAAGCAACAATTGGAGATAAATCAATCACAAACGCTCTTACTGCATTAAGTGGAACTAACTTATTCAATGCTTTAGCTGACAAAGATTTAATTCTTTACAGATACGTTGTCGATACATTCGGTTCATATGATACTGTTGAAGGTTTACAAAACAAGAAAGAACTTTCTTTCTTAGCACACCAAAGACAAAATGTATCTGCTATCTTAAACGCGCCAACTGTAGCTGATTTCAAAAAATCAACTAATCCATCTTTCACAGACGAGAATGGAGCATTTGATACAATTTACTTAAAAGACGGAGGAAACTTAGATAAGAATCCTACTGCATTCTATACATTACCTTCTATTAATGATGGAGCAAATTATGCATTCTACTACGGACCTGGTTTAACAATCAGAGAAAATGGTAAAGACATCGTTGTACCACCAGCAGCTTACGTATCTAACAATTACATTGATAAATACTCAACTGCTTTACCTTGGTCAATCGTTGCTGGATCTAGAAGAGGAGTTATCTCTGGAACTGGAGTTGTTGGAGTTGAATACGCATTTGATAAAACGGACAGAGATGTTCTTGAACCATTCGGTATTAACCCAATCGTTTTCCAAAGAGGAGTTGGTTTAACAGTTCTTGGAAACAAAACTGGTCAACAATCAGTTAAATCTGCACTTTCATCTGCTCACGTAAGAGAAGTATTGATTTACATCCAAGAAGGAATGGCGAACATTCTTAAAGGTTACGTATTCGAATTTAATACAGCACAAACAAGACTTGAAATTAAAACTTTAGCAGACGCCTTCATGGAATCAGTTAAAGCTGATCAAGGAGTTTATGACTTTAAAAACGTTATCGACCAAACAAATAATACAAACGAAGTTATTGATAACAACATCGGTATCCTAGATACTTTTGTTGAACCAGTAAAAGGTTTAGAAATCGTTGTTCACAGAACTACAGTATTAAATACTGGCGAAATCTCTACTGGAAACTTTAGCTAAAAATTAGAATATATAAAAAAACAATAAAGAACAAGATGGCACTACCACATTATTCACAAGACCAGACAAGTAGAAAAGGTTCACAATGGGAACCAGTACAGGCTAACCTCTTCGAAGTTACCATAATTCCTCCATCTGGTGTAAAAGGTGCTCCGTTGCTGTTACAACACGTAAACAGTATCGGTGGATTGGATCTATATAAAGAAGTTGCAGAAGTAACACAAAAATATAAGTTCGCAACACGTTCTTATGCTGGTATGCCAGATAGTACTTCATTGGACATTACAATTAACTTCTCTTTGAACTTAAATGATTCTAATCAAGCATACCTTTATAAAACCATGAGAGAATGGTATAACTTAGCATACGATCCTCAAAACGGTATTATGGGTCTTAAGAAAGACTACACTGGAACTCTAGTTATCGTTCAGTTCAACAGAGCTGGAGATATTTACAGAACAATTACTTTAGAAGATTGCTTCATTAAATCAGGTCTACCATTCACTAACGAATTAAGTTATGAATCAGGAGATCCTGCAACATTAGAAGTAGGATTCAGATGTGATACTTTCAAGGAAGTATTAGCATAATCTAACCACATTGAAGGGATGGCGCGAGTCATCCTTTCTTTTTGAACCAAATATATAATATGTTATTAAAATAATCTATGTCACACAAACTAACTAAAAAACTTCAGGTTTTAATAACTG